ATTGAATATTTTTGTATCGGCTGTGAATGTTCTTTGAAATGAAGAACGTTTCACTTCTTTACGAAGGTATGTACCACCTTCTTTTTCTTCAATCTTAGTATTCTTTTCACCCTTTAATGTGATGATTGAATCTTCTACATCAATGGTGATTTGGTCTTTACTTAGACCAGGAATTTCCGCAATAATCTCAATACGGTCAACAAAATCAACAATATCACATTTTGGATATGCTGCAGCTGCAAATGGTGTAATGCCAACCTCTTTTGATAATTCAGGAAAATTTTCAGAAAATACTCTATCTAAAAGAGTATCGAATGGTGAGAAAAACTCGTCCCTAAAAAATGGGGTAGGGAATCCCCTTTGAATTTGATTTTTCATTTTTTACTTTTTTTAAGCGTTAAATCTAAATCCTCTTTTGAGCAATTTAGGGTTTGATATACCGGCCGGGTACTATCGTTATATAAATATAGTGTTCTTTAAAAAAAGCAACACTAAACTTATGCGGTTTGTCTTTCAATAATTGTACTCATATGGTCTGCCCAATGTAGTATGTACTGAATTTTAGAACGAAGATATTTAGAAGTATCATACACTTTAAAATATTTTTCATTATCTTCATCGTATAATCCATCCGTAAGTTTGATACCAAAATATTCATTTTCATTATATTGAATACCATAATGATTCAATGTAAAAAATGTTCTATCAGTAATTGTCATAAAAGGAATATTCTCATTTCTTTTATACATATCACCTCTATTTTCAATGTGCCACTTCGAATCGTTTGGTACATAGTGTAGTTCATCTTTAATACCTAACTTACCCAAATCATGATGAAGTGCTGCAAATAACAATTCCTCATCGGTGAAATCAATTGTACCACCGGCTTCTTCATAAATCTTTTTCATACGAAGTGCGTTTTTACAAACATTCATAACGTGGTCAATGTATCCACCTTCGTATGCGTTGTGATAATTAAGATTACCACTTGCAGGTGATATAATCAAATTAGGACCTAATTCATCCATTGAATACATCTTTAATAGTTTTTCTAACCTCTCTGGATTAGAACCACAAGCTTTACGAACTAAGCTTAGAAACTTTTCGTAATTTTCTTCTAATTTTTTTTCAGTATAATTTTTCATAACACAAATATACAACTTTATTCTTGAATTTCCAAATTTTCTTCAATATCCTCACCACAAAGGGCTGAGTATAGAATATCTAATTCTTCTTCGCTACTACAAAATCCTAATCCATCCATATCCATAATTTCAATGAAAAATTGTCCTTTTTTAATACCAATTTCTTTTAGAAGTAATTGTTCATCCGTTGAGTTTGATATAAGCATTGGTGCAAATTCATCATCTCTATATTTTGGAATTGGTAGAGTCCAATAATAATGTCCATCTTCTTCATTTCCCTTTTCATCCATACCATCACCGGCTTCTACTTTTTTCCACCCTTGTCTTATAAATGTTTCTTCCGTAATTGGAGTCATTGGTAATTTAACTTCTTTCTTTCTCATTCTAATACTATTTTAGTATAAACGGTTTTATTAAAAATCGAATTGTGTGTTTTTATAATCATCGTATCTCCGGCCATCTCTTTAATCGGAGCTATTATAGTGTTTATTTCACCACCTTTACCGGTATAAGATACTTTATTAATTGTTGGTACTAATTCATCTTTGGAAGATATAAGTGGTGGTAGTTGTACTATCGTAAATTGTCCTGTAAAATAGTTTACATATGTTTGTGTGATAGTTGCTACAGTATCTCCTTTTCTTAGAATCCAATACATATTATTTTCCCAATCAATTTTAGCATTGGGTAATGGCTCTTTACCATTTACCAAAAATCTACCAGTAACTCTATGAAATTGCTGAGTACCATTTGCTATTAATCTAATATGATACAATCCATTTGTATCTTTTAATACAGAACGAGAACCATCTTGTGTTAATACCGAATCTATATACAATTCACTTGTAGTTGGTATCGGTATTATTTCATCACTTTTATTACAAGAAAATAAACAAAATACAATGATAGGGGTTAAAAGTTTTTTCATTATAGAAGTTTTTTAAGTATAGAATCCCAAGTTGGGTATTCATTAAATTGTTTTGTTTCGTAAGACCATCCGAATCGTAATAGTTCACCTTTGAATTCACCAGCACCATTTGCTGTTCTATCATCAATTAAGTAGTCACCAATCAACATTCCTTTAAGGTGTGTGATTGCCATTTTCTTATGGAACAATCTACCAAAGTGTTCTTCAATCCAAAATCTTTTATCCATAGCACTCATAGGATTTCCCCAAGGTGCTGCGGTAGCGATATATAAATTGTACTTACCACTTTCTGCTAATTTATTAACTGCGTCAACAGCTCCTTCAATTGGTTTAGGGTTTCTGAAAATACCCGGTATATGGTCATACCTACCTTTGTAAATATTTTTTAGAAATTCATTCTTTGATATAGTTTCTTCAACGTGCCCATTGAAATCTACAAGCACACCATCCATATCAATCCATACTGTTTTTTTATCATTCATAACTAATGTGTTGAATTAAGTTCGTAATTATATTGTTTTAGATATTCTACTTCTTTTTGATGAGCTAGGGATTTACCTCTAACAACTTCAACAATGTAAAGTTCGTAAACATCTTTGTTAAATTTTTTCATATCTCTATAAAGAGCCCAATCTTTATCTTCCATTTTAGCGCGGGAGCAGTGTTTGTTAAAACGATTAACAACCGAATAATTGATTCTCCTACCAATACACGCCGTAATACCTAAATAACTCTTACCATTGAAGGTATTGAAAATTTCGTAAATTACGTGGTTTCTGTCAGAACGTTTCTTTCTATTCATATCTTACCTTTATTACCTAATAAAGATACGAAAAATATCTGATATTACCAAATAAAAAAAGGGGTATAAGTCATTGAAAATCAACAAGTTACACCCCTTTTATAAGTTATTGATTATCAATCAGTTATAACTCCCTCATTTTCAATGATTCCCTGTTCATCTTCATCAGGAAACGGCTTAAAATTGAAGTCCAATTCATAAAGGTTATTTTCCCCTAATAAAATTTGTTCCTCTAATTCATACCTTTCCAATACTCTTTTAACGATACCTGAACGGATACAATCTTCTTTTGTAAATTCTATTTGATAAACTCCTTTAAGTTTTGCTAATCGTTTCCAAACATCAAAAAATCCACTTTTTGTGTAAGCCGGCGAACCATTAGTTCGGTACTTATCACATTGCGAAAGGTCACCTTCAATAACTAATTTTGTATCATCGGAAATACGAGTAATTAAAGTTTTTAATTGATGTGGTGATGCGTTTTGTGCTTCATCTAAAATTACATAACTCTTTTCAAAGTTTATACCTCTAAGAAAGTTTAATACTCTGAATTCAATTTTACCTTGGTCTATTAACTTTTTAGTTTCAACCGGTCCAATAATTTTGTGCATTATAAAAAGAGATGATTCATTATGTACTGCAATCTTCTCCATTAAATCGCCAGGCAAATGACCTAACTTATCTTCATTACCAACATCAACAGTTGGATTAATAATAATTAATTTTTCAATATGTGATAAACGATGTAATAATAACTCTAAACCTTTTTGAATTGATATGTATGTTTTTCCTGCTCCTGCTAAAGCATGCCCCATTATGATATTATGATTGGGATGTTCTATTGCTTTGTAAAATCTTTTTTGATTGAATGTTTTAAATTTTATTTTCTTTATAACTTTTGGATAAGATAACTTATACTCTTTAACTACAACTTTTTCTACTTCTTCTTCGGAAACTCTTTTCTTAGCCATACCAATTTATTTTTTTAGGTTTTTACTCTCATAACTTTTGCTTTAGGTTTCCCTCTAGCCGCTTTTAATTTGAAGATTTTTATTTGATTATGTATATCTCTACACATTTCATATTTTTCTAATTTAATACAAAGGTTGAGAAGCATTTCTAAAGCGGACATATAATCCTTTTGATATATTTTTGAAACTATATCAGATTCTTTGAAACGAAATAAAATGATGTGAGATTTTTTAGATTTAATTGCCGATGTTAATCGCTGAAGAGTTTGATGAAGAAGCGAATCCCCATAATCACTAAGATACTTGTTAATAGTAGGATTTGAACTATTAAGGTACTTCTGCCATACAACATTTGGATTAACCATAGGCAACCTTTTTATTACCTATAAATATAATCAATTAGAATTAAAACTATCCACCAACTGGTATAGCCGTTTGTCTATCTAATATACCTTTACCTATATTTGAAAAATATTTTTGTGTAGGATTAAATTTATCATTTATTGATTTTCCATCTAAAGATAATTTTCCACCTTTTAATATTTGTTGTATTTCAAATTCAATATCTTCTTTTCTTTTAATTAATCTATCTAATTCAGCCGAAATTCTATCGTATTGTGCTTTTTGTTGCTTATACTCTTTCTTTTCTTTAGCCTTTCCAACAAAGAATTTAACTATACCAACGGCAGCCATAATACCAGCACCTATTGGACCAGTTGCAGCTCCTAATATTTTACCAACAGCAGCTGTACCTATTTTACTTGCAATCTTTTTAACTACCGCTTTACCAACTTCAACCGCTGCCGATTTCGCAACACTTTTTAAAACAATATCAGTTTGTTTTTTAGCTGCAGCACCTGCAGTAGCTACACCTGCTGCCACATTTGTTGCAACATTAGAAACCGCTCTACCAACATCGGTATTTAAACTTTTAGCTGCTATTTTTGATAAAGATGTAGCCTGTTTTGCTACAAATTTACCGGAAGTAACCGCTACTTTTGATACTCCTTTACCCGCGGTTTTTAAAGTAGATAGTAATTTACTACCAGTTTTTGCTGCTTGTTTAGCTACATTTCCAGTTGTTTGTAAAGTTGCGGCCGTAACATTACCTGTTGTTTGGAATGTTCCCTGCATTCTTTTTAGATGTTCTTCAACAGCTCCGCTTGAAATTTTTTGTTTTAATTGATTTTGAAATGTTTCATTTAGTTGTTGTTGAGATGGAATTTGTCTTACTGTTGATATTGTTTCCGCTTTTTTAGTAACTCCCTCTAAAGCTTTTGCAGCTTTAATTCCTTTTATCGCACCACTTGCTGCTTTTACTCCCTGTAAAACGGAAACCGCACCCAATCCTAAACTGATTATTTCTAATACCGATGTTTTTCTTTTTTTCGGTTCTTCACCTAAATCTTGAGAAATAGCTGCAATCGCTTCATCAACTTCATCCAATTCTTCATATAAAATTTCTAATCTATTTTGAAGTTTTAATGCTTGTTCTTTGTATGATTCAAATTCACCGGTTTCAGGATTATATTTACCTATTTCAAAATCACCTAATTTTTCTCCAGGAATAACACCATTATTATCATTATCTAATGGATTTGTTTTGCCAACAACCCAATCAATGTATTGTACCAATGTAACATAATCAACAGTATTATCTGCCAATAAAAATAAATTTTGATTTTGTTTTACTCCCGTACCTAAATCTATCAATTTTAATTTATTGAATAGTTCTATTTGTTTATCCAATGAAATTTTTACAAAAAGTCCTTCATCTAAACCTGTTCTAATAAAATAAGGATTTGCTTCCGCTAATGAGTTTTGTAAATCTTCATAAAAAGTTGGTGAAACAAAATATTGATATTCTTCCGATGATTCGAATTCTTTAACAGCTAAAATAAATCTAAATGTTGTTTCTTCTACAATTTGCAAATCTTCAAATGAAGGAATATCAAGTGTTATAGAATTTTTTGGATATAATCCTTTTAGGACAATATCGTTTTTATTATCAAATTGATAATTGTTTATACTCGGATATAGATTTGGAGCTAATATGAGACTTGTATATTCCATAAGGATAAATATATCCCTATAAAATTCCTCTATTTAGCCCATTTACCTCTTTGTACTAATTGTGCAATAATTCCATAAACAGAAAGGTCTTGGTATGTATCCTGTACGGATTCACCAACTTCATCGGGTTGTCCTAATACAATTAATTGTTTTAATCTTTGAACTTTATCATTAATTCTGAACCAGAGACCTGTTAGAGAAAGTTTTACATCTTCTTTTGTTTGCAAAGAAGTTCCAACTGAAATATTACCTGGTCCATAATTTCTTTGTTTTTTACAAAATGTTTCATACATTTCACTTTGTATTTTTTTAAATTCTTCCATCATTTCTGGATATACTCTTTCACAATATTCAATAGCAGATTCTTCTTTCATAAAATTTATTTATCAACAAAGATACGAATAATTCCTGATATTTCCAAGCAAAACAAACTTTATTTGAAAAATCAAAAAATTTTTCCACATTTCGTTTCGTTTGGGATTTTTTGACAATAGTTATTGACACTAGACTATTTAACCAGGGAAACAAGGAGCAGTATAAATAAAGACTTTAACTAGGAACTTGGAATAGCTTAGCGTTCTGAAAAACTACCATCCTCATTTTTTATAGAAATTTTATATTCCCTACCTTCTGTCTCTAAATTAATAAGTTCATTTAGTTTTACTTCAGCTTCTTCTATTGTTTCATAGCAATATATTACATCACTCTCATTTAGTTTTAAAACCCAAATCAAGTTATTTTTTGGTATTAGTTGCTTGTGAATAACGTACATCTTATTTTATTAATTTTTTAAATAATATCTTCTTAGCCCACACACTTCTCAATCCTACCCATTGGTAATATCTATATCTCCATTGTTGCGGAAAGAACCAAAAGAAAACAAAACCAACTACCAATAAAAAAAGATTAATTAACTTTGATATGGTAGTGGATATTATCATTATCTCTTTTTCAACAATGATTTAATATCACAATAACAGGCAGTAGCTCCATGCGCTATAGCCATTAGTATCCACATCCAACTCATTTCACCCAAACCTAAAAGAGTTTTTGGTTCATTACCTATAATGAATATATTAGGTGAACAATGAATAAACGTTGTTTGTGGTTGATAAAAATAAAATGCTAATAATAAAAATGTAAAAGAAACCCAATATCTTAGTATGTAGTATTTTATTTTACTCATACCAATAAATATTATCTAAACTAAATACCGATTTCTTTAAGACGGAGTAACTCCTGCTGAATATGTTTGTTGAACGGATTCCATTTAATATTTTCCAACATCCATTTACGATACCAAATTGGAATCTTACGAATTTCAGTATCTTTGTATTTTCCGAATGTCATTTTAACCACAGGTCCCTGCGCAGCTATATCGTGTGGGTTAGGTTGGTTTTGCTTGTGTAAACCTATTTCATGAAGTGGAATACCTGTTAATAACTTTTTACCTTCACCGTATAATTTCCAAAGGGGAACTTCATAATCGAAATATAAATCTTCCACCTTTCCGAACTTTGGTACACTCCCCACGAAATCAATTATAAGCCCATTCTGCTTCTCAGGATGGATACGGGTTACTCTACCCACAAATTGATACCACCAACTCAAAGAAGCCGTAGGTCTCCCCGTAATGATACAATCCAGTTGTGGATGGTCAAATCCTACTGAAAGAATAGTTACCTGAACGATAATCCTTAGTTTTCCACTTTTAAATTCAGAAATAATCCTATCTCTATCCGAATCCGCCATTCCACTATATATTGGTGCACAACTTTGTAAGCGTGTTGATAGTTCTTTTGCTTCTTCAATTGAAGGAACTGCCACCAATATTGATTTTCTATCTGGTAATTGAGCTATTTTACGAATTATCTTACCAGCAATATCCTGGTCTTTGTATGCCCTTCTAATACTTTCTTCGGTATATTCTGCATTTGTTGAATTATACACTAAATCACCGGTTTCAAAATCATATGACTCATATTGTAGTGGTGACCAGAATCCTAAATCAACCATTTCCTTAATTTGAGCAACGTGAATTATTTCTTTGAAGAAATTACCTTTTTTACTCTTTGAAGTAAGCATTACCAACTTTGAGAATGGTTTTCCAAATTCATCCATATTAGTTTGTAACTTTAAAGGAGTTGCAGTTAATCCTAATATATGTGTAATCTTAGCTGCGGTTAAAAATCTCCTTAACATACCATCTGGCTCTCTTGGAAACCTATCACACTCATCTATAATCACTTTTCTGATACCTAATTCGTAAAATTTCCAAGCTATATTAACTATTGAACCAATTGTGGCATAAGTTACTTCACCAATCTCTTTTTCGTTCATTGATGCGGAGTAAATTGATGCTTTTCCACCCAAATTGATGAATTTATTGTAATTTTGTTCTAATAATTCCTTTGAAGGTTGAATAACTAGGATTTTTTCACCTAATTGATGCGCAATTTCAGCAATAACGATACTTTTACCAAAAGCGGTAGGGGCAACAATGATTGAAGGGTGCGGCTTCTTACTTTTAAAGAATTCCACACCCTTTTTTACAGGTTCTATCTGATTCGGTCTTAATTCCATTCAATTATTTAATATATTCCGGTCCATACACTCCATAACGAGCAGTACCATCAATAATATTACCTCTAGCGTGCTTTGCTGGAGCTTTCCAAGTAGCAGCTTTCAATAAATCACCTTTTTTTATTGGTGAACCTTTCAAATCACCATCAACTCGGCTAATAAATCCCCAACAACTACTACCGTGCCAAATTCTGATGAATTTATTACCAACTTCAACCACAACTGGTTTATATTGATTCGGCATTCCAGCTTTTTCGTAATATTCTTTACGTTCAATATCCAATTTTTCAATAAATTTAGCTACAATAGGGTTATTTTTCAAATAATCCAATGCTTTTTGTTCAGTTTGTCTCATATTTCTTAATTTTTATTTACAATTTTTAAAATCAAAGGTGAATTTCTTACGAGCCCACTCTTTTTTCTCTTTTTTCTTCTTGTCAACTACTGTTTTTTCACGAAAACGGCCATCGTAAGCTCCCGCTTTTATCATATCGGCTCGTTTTAACGTTAATTCATAATTTTTCATAATCATAATTTTTTTACAAAGTAAAAATACGAAAAAATTTCCAATTTTCCAAATTTTTTTTCATAAAAATACCCTCATAAGTCATTGAAAATCAACAAATTATGAACTTTTTTTGGTTTTTTATAAATATTTGGTTGTCAATCACTTATAACCGATTGATATTCAATAATTTATCTCAAAATATTTGGTTTCGTGGAAATTTTTTAGTATATTTGTTAAACTTTTATAAAAAATGGATATAGTTATAAGGGAAAAAAATGTTTCAAAGCCTATGGATGTAGATTATACATACACAAATTTATATATAACGAATTTGACCGTAAAAAGTCATAAACTCTAAAAGGGTATAGGGAGTAATCTCTATACCTTTTTTTATTTTTAATGGTTACAATTTAAACAAAAACAAAAACACATGAAAAAAATCGGAAAATTCCTCCTTATGGTGATTATGATGGTATCATCGTTTGGAGCAAGTGCGCAAGAAACTACCGCTGAGATTCAGGGATTAGTTTCTGATGGAAAAGCCGGATTAGCAGGTGTAACAATTGTAGCTACTCACCAGCCAACGGGTACGAAGTACACAACTTCTTCTCGTACTGATGGTAGATACAACTTGCCAAACTTGAAAATCGGTGGACCGTATTCAATTCACGTAACATCAATTGGTTTCAAAGCAG